ATGAGATTTTTGAAAGCCATGCAGACTTCTGATCGGGGAAATTTGCAGATACAGATTACTTCGTCTATTGATTCTTTTCCTGTTCCAGATGCGTCAATCCGTATTTCCTATACAGGTATTCCTGAAAACACACTGGAAGAACTGACAACCGATAGCTCCGGACAAAGTGAAACCATTGAGCTTGACGCACCGCCTGTGGAGTATAGCCTGGATGTAACAAATGAAGAACAGCCATATGCGGAATATACCCTGGAAGTAAACGCTCCGGGATTCGAGCCGGTCAACATCGCAGGAACGGAAATACTGGCCGGTGTGACGGCAATTCAAAAGATTCGTCTGCGTCCACTTGTCACGGAAGACCAGACTCCGGATATCTTTGTGATTCCTGCACATACTCTGTACGGTGTGTATCCGCCGAAAATCCCGGAAAACGAGATCAAGCCGGTAAACGAAACTGGTGAGATTGTGCTAAGCAGAGTTGTCGTGCCGGAATACATTGTTGTTCACAATGGCTCACCACGCGATTCTACCGCACAGAATTATTATGTAAAATATAAAGATTATATCAAAAATGTTGCTTCCAGTGAAATCTATGCAACCTGGCCGGAAAATACGATCCGGGCAAATGTACTGGCAATCATGTCTTTTACGCTGAACCGGGTTTACACCGAATGGTATCGCAATCAAGGCTATGATTTCACAATTACATCTTCTACGGCTTTTGATCACAAATGGATTCCGGAACGGAATGTTTTTGACTCCATTTCTACAGTGGTGGACGAACTGTTTGCAGATTATCTTTCCAGACCGAATGTAAGACAGCCGATTCTGACACAATACTGTGACGGAAGACAGGTTCAGTGTCCGAACTGGATGACCAAATTGTCACAACCTATAAAGTAGCCGGAAAGCCTGTAAATACGTGGGTTTCCGGCATTATGAGTGGTATAAAAAGAAATGAATTTTCAGAGTATCGGATTCCCGATCGTAAACAATCTTATCTATGATCTGCTTTAAAGCTTCATTTTTCTGGACAAGAGAGTAAGAATCAGAAACCAGAATATCATGGACGGAGCTTACCCGATCCAGCATTTTAGGAGTAGGATCTTCCGGAGTTTTATCCGGTGCATTTTCTTCCAGCTCTGCAAGCTGCCGTTCCAGAGAGTCTCTTTCTTTGGCAATCAGAGCTTTATTTTCTTTATATTCTTCCAGCGTATCAATACCCTCTCTGTATGACGCACGTATCCTGTCCTCTTTGCCTTTCAAACTGGCAAGGCGTTCACTTATAAGGGTACGCTCATTAGAAAGCTCCTGTGGGCGAATTTCGCGCATTTCATAAACAATCGAATTGGAACCAAGAGCTTCTTCTAATGCTTTCAGGACTTCCTTTTCGATCACCAGAGAGCTTACACCGTGTGGTTTATCACATTTTCCTTTGCTGTATCCGTAGCAGGAGAAGTACGCATACTTTTCCCCGTTGGCACGCTTCATGGTCGTAGCGGTCAGTGTGCGCCCGCATACCGGGCATTTCAGCAGTCCGGACAACCAGTGCTTATATGTAGAAGAGGGGCGCTTTCCAACCGGTTTATAGATCTTTTTCAGGCGTTCCTGGGCGGCATCGAAGAGTTCTTTACTTATAATCGCCTCCTGCATTCCGTCAGCAATGATCCATTCGTCCTGGTCTTTGATCCGGTTGGTGGCGTTTTCCATCCGGTTCCAACGGATCATCCCACAGTAGGACGGATTCTGGATGATATACTCGATACTGCGCCGTTCAAAAGCTTTCCCGTGGGACGTTTTCAGTCCGAGAGAGTTCAGATGTCGGGCAATATCAAAGAAACTCATTTTCCCGTTTACATATTTATCAAAGATCATACGGACAATCGCAGCTTCTTCCGGAACAATAACCGGAGGCTTGCCACGCTCTATAACCTGATAACCAAGTGGCGGCCTTGCCTGGTATGCACCGCGGGTAGCGTTTTCTTTCATGCCACGGAATACCTCACCGGATAAGCGAATGGAGTAGTATTCGTCCATCCACTCTATGATACGTTCGATCAGAGAGCCGAACGGACCGTCTGCCAGTGGCTCGGAGATACTGATCACATCTACATTATGTTGCTTCTTTAAAAGAGATTTATACACAATGGATTCTTCCTGATTCCGGGCGAACCGGCTGAATTTCCATACCAGGATGCAGTCAACCGGATGATCCGGACCTTTGGCCAGACCAATCATTTCTTGAAATCCTGGGCGTTTATCGGCTTTTCTTCCGGAGATACCGAGATCCGTGAAGATCTTCAGGATTACAATATTATTTTTGGCTGCATAATCCCGGAGGAGATGCTCCTGGGAATCCGGAGAGATTTCTTCCTGATCGTGCGTGGATACCCGGATGTAGCCGTATGCATATTTTACGCTCATTGTATCAGCTCCTTTGTATTTTATGTAAAAAAGGGTACAAAAATAACAGCCCGAGAACTTTTGTTCTCTTGCGTGGCTGCTCCGGAGATGATACAATATTATTTGGATTTAGGTATCTCTTCGGAGAACTTAATGAGAAACATATTGGCGTATGTTTCCATCGCTCGACCGTTCCTGTTGGCGCAGGAGCGGTTCTTTTATTTATTTCAGCAGATCGGCAATACGGATCTTTAAATCATTGTAGATTCCCACGCTGATTTCTTCATCAAAAGAATATTGCGTAGAATCTTCTGGCTCACCAAAACAGTAGACTTGGACGATCCGTGTCATTGGATTGACAATCCAGTATTCGCGGACACCGGCTGTACGGTACTTAAATAATTTTGTAAGGTAATCCATGCGCTGGCTGCTTGGCGATACAATTTCAATGATGAAATCAGGAGCGCCGTTGCATCCTCTGTCGTTCATTTTGCTTGAATCACATATTATGGAGATATCCGGCTCAACATAATTATAATTATCCTGATTAAGAAAAACAGCAAATGGAGCAGGATAAACCTCACAGGAACCACTATTTGATTTAATGTAGTTTCTGATGGTTGCAGATAATTCCATTACAAGTTTCTGATGCAATGGACTTGGTGGAGCCATATTGTAGATCTGACCATCGATCAGCTCGGCACGCTGTCCCTCTGGGAGAAGATAGATATCTTCCACTGTGTAAGTGTTTGGTTTTGGTAATGGCATGTGATCACGTCCTTTCTGAAAAGTATAATTCAAGGTCTTTCATGAGTTTCCCCCTGTGAGCAAGACGGCTGATACTCAGAATCTCCAGATTTATATGCATTTAAAGCGTAGAGTTCATCCGGATCAGGAAGAATGCTTTCAAAGTTTTTTCATTTGTTATTTTCATTGACTTGTTGTTCTAGGTTTAATGCCTTAATCATATCATCAATGTTTGTTCTGTGTTTTTCATTTAATAATCTGTATGCTTCCACTAAATAAAGTTCCCTTTGGGAGATATTTTTTATTGAGGTGGTTGATGTAGTCAATACATTTTTTAAATTAAGAATCAAAAGATAAACACTTATAGTAGTATCGAAGCATGCACATATTGATAAAATTATTGAAAACAGCAGAATAATGGTCATAATATCGAATTTTGGTATCAACATCAATAAAGGCTTAAAAATTGTAGCCCCAAAAAGTAAAGCTATTAACACCAATAAAGCTATGGTATTTTCACAAAGCTCTTTTAAAATGAGAGTACTATTTTTCGCCCAAGTTGATTGATCGGTTACTCTTTCTTTATATTTGTCTAAGATTGTAATCAGTAATGCGACAATAGTCAGAGAAACAGAAAAAAGAGCTATTTCTATATTGAGTACGGTACTGTAACTGATTACGTCAGCATCAAACGGTGCAAGTGTGACAGTTAAAATTACGGAAATAGCTGCACATACCAAAATTAAAACCAAATTCTTTTTGTTCATATAATCATTCCTTTTTACATTCAGGGTCGATTCGCTTCATATGCGATAAGGCGCTTGAAATATGTTTTTGATCAGAATCTTTAAGTTGAGCAACATTTTCTGGCAACTGTATGATATATGGATTATCTGAGCTGGAACATCCAGTTTTATCGGTTGTTGTCTTAATTTTCCATTTTCCACAACCAGAAGAAGTGTAGCGGACAACATCTTGCAAGAAATCATTCTCTGGATCAATAATAAGATGTCCTTCTTTATTTTTCAAGTGTATATCAACACTTGTGTTGTTGTAAATATCTTTAGTTTTATGTAGAAATTCTGATACAGATTTTATTCCACCTAAGAAATTAGGAGAAGAAAGAGTAATATCTATATCTGTTAAACAATCTTTGTTAGTTGAAACGTATGTCCAAAAATTATTTTTTTCAGTCATTATGCCTAATTCAAAACAAAGATTTTTACTTTCTAATAATTTGGAAATGACATTTGCAATAAGATTTTTTTGTGATTCAATCCCATTAGAAATATCAGAACTCTTTTCTATTAACATCCATTGATTTTGTGTTTGAATTAAAATAGTACACTTTTTATAATTATTTATCAATGTATCATGAATGCCTTCGTCTGTTTTTTCTCCTATGGTTTCTTGCAACTCTTTTGCAAAGCTCATGAGAAAACAGTCATCGGATAACTGCTTACAATATAGAGTGTAATTTGTTCCTCGATAATATAGTTCCTTTTTCTTTTCGGCTTCAAAAGATGTTAACCAATTCATAAATTTGGTTTCTTTTGAAATACCTTTGATTGACTCAAAATCTAGTTGCGAATCCGGAATTAAAGAGTATCTTGTCGCAAAATAGTCTTTTTGTTTTTCAAGCATCATTTGTTCCCCCAAAACACCAGTTCGATAAAAGGTGTTTTTTTATATAATACTACAATTGGCTGTGTATTTGTTTAAATTCCATTATTTTTTCATCATACCCGGCAATTCGAGCAATCACATGAGTTCTGCTTGCGGTGGCTGCCCGAAGATGATACACTATATTTTGAACGTACTGGTGTATCCTTCGGGGCATTAGTCTTGAGCCGTTCCCGTTGGCGCAGGAACGGTTTTTGATTTATAAGTATCTTTTTGCTACTTCGATTAATTTATTTTTATATTTATATATGTCATTGAGCGAAGTTATATAAATGCGTTCAAATTTTTTGTTCTCATCCGGAATAAGCAATTGCTTGTTTTTGGTGTCAAGATTAAGCCTACAAATAGGTTTCCGGTTATTATTAGTATACAAAATACCGAAATAACTTTCAGTGTCTCTATAAACAATGTCTTCAACTGGAACAGTTCCGGCGAGCATACCTCTTATGATATAGAAACCTTCAATTTCTTCTTCGGTAGTAACAATTTTAGAAACAATTGTTTCTTCTATGAGATCTTCCGTATTGTCATTATCTCCTGTTGCATCTTCTGCGTCAGAAGAGAGAGCAGAAGATATTTTGCTGTTGACGATTTCATTTACAAAAGATGAAAAGGCACGTTTTACAACAGGTGAAAATTTTTCAATCACTCGTTGGTTCTTTTGACCATCGTAAATATCGGTTAAGATGAAACGAACGAAATCATCAGAAGGAGATTCAAATTCTTTTTGGAGCACATTTTTGATTAAACTGCTGTATTTTAATTCTTCGGCGGTACTAAAAATTTTATCTTTATCAAAATTATCTTTACAGAACTTCTTTAATTCGTTAATGGATGTATCTTTTAGTTGAAGCATATTAAGCTCCAAAAATGGGACTAAATCCATTTTGTTAGATTCTTCAAGGTCGGTATAGAAACGATAAATAACTCCATTTGTGAGAATACCGAATTTAGCTGGAGAAGTTCCGAAATATCTAAATAACTGTGATGAGTGCTTATCTAATTGCTCAGAACAACTTTTGCATTCTACCAAGATTATCGGCTGTCCATTTTCAAGGATTGCATAATCAACTTTCTCACCTTTTTTAATACCGACATCAGCTATATACTCAGGACAAAACTCGGAAGGATTAAATACATCATATCCAAGAAGTTGGAAGAGCGGAACTACAAGTGACATTTTTGTTGCTTCTTCTGTTGAAACGGTATCCTTTAACATTGATACTCTTTCTGAAAATTGTTTAATTGATTCAGTAAAATCCATAATTACCCTCTCTTTCTTTAGTAAAAATGTTTGTAAAACAAATATATAATCGCATATGCGGTTATACCAATTTCATCATCGATAACTGTGGTATAAAATACACCACATAATTATCCACCTGTTTACAGATCCCGTACTTATTCCGGTAACACTCAATACATTCTTCCAGAAATTCTTCTGTCACTTCCAGGTATTCAGCGATTTCAAACCGGTTCTGGCAGCCATGCTCAAAGGCTCGTACCAGTCCGATCAGACCGATCTGCTTGTTGTACGCCCAGAGTCTTGCCTGACGTTCCTGTTTTCGGTTGGCAGCAGATGTCATATCAAGAATATTGCCAACGGAAGTGTAGTGGTGTCCGAGTTCTTCGGCAAGGACACAGGATTTTTCTGTGGTTGTAGTAATATCCTGCCGGATTGCAATCCGACTACCTTTGATTCGACCATTATTATATTTTAGAGGTTTTTCTTTTACCGTGAGACCAATATCGCTGGCCTCATCTAAAAGTGCTTCATAAGTGTTTATTGCTAACACCCCCTAAAGATCAATGTAATATACAGAAAAATAATCAATTTTTCTTTTTCAAAGTATAATTTTCTTTTATAAAATATCCATTACCGCCCTGCCAACAATAGATTTCGACTTTGCCAATACTGCCATCCGCAAGATAATATATCCGTCCATGTATAGTTTTCCCTGTTTTTGAAGATTCGCGTTTCCAAACCTCATCCGAAGATAATGGGGCAATTCTCATACTTAGAGGAAATTTAGCGGGTTTACCACTCTTGGTAGTAGGAGAACAAAACAAACAGCAAAAGTCATCGTGTCCAGATTTCATGCCTTCAGATGAAAATCGAGCAGTTGCAACATCAATACTGAAACGAGAAAAAATTTTATCCGTTTTGGCATGTTCTTTGATTATACTATTGATTTTTTTCAAGTCCTCTCTTGCCTTATTAAGATTTATTCCTTCAATGAGATAACACGGATCGGAATTAGGAGTATGTTTATAAACTTTAATGTTTGTAAAATCATATCCTATATTAGGGAAGAGCTTCATATCTTCGACAGTCACAGTTTTAACAGCAGGAACAGTAGGTTTTGGCTTTGGTACTTCTTTTTTGAAAAAATTGAAAAATCCCATAAATTATCTCCTTAAAAATTATCATCATCCATAACATCATTATCTGATGTATCTGTTCCTTCAGGAATATTTATATCTGTACGTGTGTGCGCAGCATTAAGTTGTGGACTTGTTTGCATTTCCTGAAGTGATAGCAACTGAGTAGTGTATTTGTCAATATCCTTTCGGTTTATTTCGTGTAAGTGTAAATAATTTTTAAAATGTTCTTTTTCGGAAGGTGAAAAATCTTTTATGCTATCAATTATATCTTCCAAATTATCATTGATAAAAGCATTTGCAATATCACCATCACTAACAGTCCATCCCATCAGATACGCTGGAGAAACGTTGCCGAGATGAGCAGCAGCCTCTATTTTGTCAGAGGGAATATTTGTAATGATATTATTTTCATACTTATATAGTGTTTGTTTGGATACATTTATTTTGTCAGCAAAATCAACCTGACTCATTCCTAGTTTGTTCCTAATTTCTTTTATACGTTCACCAACAGTCATGTTTAGTTCCTCCTTTATGAAGTAACTTTATAATAGCACAAAAATGTTGTAATTGCAATAAAAAATATCTTGACAAGTTACCGAAATGTGATATACTAAGAGTAACTTAAAAAGATACGGAGGTGAAAGTGTGATAAAGACAAATGAACTGAGAGGGATAATTGCTAAAAATGGATTATCTCAAACAGATGTTGCCAAAATGATAGGTGTTACGCCAAAAACATTTTATGAAAAGATGAAAAATGGTGTTTTTGGTAGTGATGAGATTCAAATTATGATTGATGAACTACATATAGATGATCCAATGCCTATTTTTTTTGCGCATGAGTAACTTTTAAAGATACTAAAGGAGGCGTAAATGAAAGAATTACAAATTTTTAATTCAGAAGAGTTCGGTGATATCCGAACGGTACAACTTAATAACGAAATCTATTTTGTAGGAAAAGATGTTGCAACAGCTCTTGGATACGAAAGAGCTGCGAAAGCAATTCAGGACCATGTTGATACGGATGATAAAGATGAAGTCCCAATTCAGGATTCCATCGGAAGAATGCAGAAGGCGTCTGTAATCAACGAATCCGGCTTATATGCCCTAATCTTTGGAAGTAAATTAGAATCAGCGAAAAGATTTAAGCACTGGGTAACAAGTGAGGTGCTTCCTGCTATCAGAAAGACCGGTTCTTATCAGAAGCCACTTACACCACAAGAGATGTTACGCATTCAGCTTGGTATGATTGATAACCATGAAGACAGAATTACAGATCTTGAGCAGAATATGACAATTGATTACGGTCAGCAGATGGTACTTGGTGATACAGTCAGCAAAGTGGTTATTGATGCGCTTGGCGGAAAAGAAAGTAATGCTTATAAGGAAATCGGCAAAAAGGTATTTGCAGAATGCAACAGAGATCTGAAACATTACTTTAATGTCAACGCAAGAAATAATGTTCCGAAAAAGAAATTTGATGAAGCTATGCAGTATGTAAAGAGTTGGCAGCCATGTACAAATACAAGAATCATGATTCAGGAATGTAACGCCCAGTTATCTATGGAGTGTGATTAAAATTATGAATCAAGATGTAGGTGAGACACAAATCGCAAGACAGCTTGTTGATCGGTATCCGGAATTATCTGGTTATATCAGCTTTCAAGGATTGAAAAAGTTAGCACGGAGAGCACTGCTTAGAGGTTATTCGGAGCAAATGGTAGTGTTCGGATTAGATACGGTTATCAAAAAAAACTATAAGCGAGACGAATACCGTGGAAATGATGCACTTGATGAGAAACGTTTCATATTGGATGCCGAGTTCCGAGCCGTTATGCAAGGACAGGACGAGACAAAAATATTGTGGTGTTAGAGTAGGAAAAAATCAGCAGGACAAATCAACAAGTACAACCAGCATCGCATAGTTTAAAGAGAGGTGGTGGATTTGCAACATATTTTTATTGTAAACATTGACGGAAAGGAAATCGATATGTCCGTCATGCAAAAAGAAGAGAAAGAGACAACAACAGCAGAGCTGGTAAGAAATTACGTAGAATATTTTGGATACCAACGAGAGAAAACCGCGTAAGCGGTACCAGTTGGACAAGCAAAGGAGGGATGAGAGATGTTCTATAAGGCGGCGAAGGTATTAAGCAAAATAGCGATTGCTTTTGGATTTATGTGTATGGTTGGTGGATGTTCGGTAGAACAGCAAGAACTGTTTTATTTGTATGAAGCTCTTGGACTTGCAGTGTTTGCGGTTGGAGCGTATGCGCATGAATACTTCCGGATGTTGGAATATCGGAACAGGAAAAGAAAGATAAGGGAGGCGAGAGAGCATGCCAGAAGAGAAGCAGCGTAAGAGCATCAGAGTAGGCGAGCTTGATAAGATGATCAACAAACTGCAGTCGCTGGAAAGGGTTGACGGTACATCCGAGTATTACAAGAATAATGCGATCGCATACTTGTCGGATCTGGCAAATCATTTGGATAGGATAGGCGTAAAGACAATAAAAATGCGCCCGGAAGCGGCAACTTCCAGTGGCGCACATAACAAAAAACTCAACTAAATTATAGGAAAATCGGAGGAGAAAGTCAATATGATCAGAGTTGAAAAAGGAACATGTGATATTAAGACATCGGAGGGAGTGCCGGGATTAATGGCAGATTTGGCGGTTATCGTCCGGACTCTTAAAAAGACACTGACGGAGAAGTGCGATCAAAGCGAAGCCGAGGCGAAGGAAGTAATTAACCGGGCGGTGGAGCTTGGTCTTGTAACGGATGCGGAACTTGAATTGGAAGCGTTGAAGGTAGTGGGAGAATTTCTGACAATGCTGATGAATAATTCGTCTCTTTAGAGAAGGATGTATACCTAAAGGGGGCGTGATAATGGAAAAGAAACCATTGATTATTCGGTGCTCTGATGGGTGGATCTACGGCTTATTCGGCTATTACGAGGAAGCGGTAGAAGTGGCAGAACAGCATGTAGACGGAACAGAACATACATATATCATTATATGAAAAGCGTGAGGAAAAGATGGAACCTTATAAAATCTATGATTTTGAAGATGAAAAAGCCTGGCTGAAGGGGCGGTTAAACGGAATCGGCGGAAGTGATGCAAGTGCCGTAGTGGGAAAGAACCCGTACAAGACAAACATTGAGCTGTTTGAAGAAAAGACCGGGAGAAGGATTGCACCAGATATTTCAGAGAAGCCTTACGTAATCTATGGGAAAGAGGCGGAGCAGTATATCAGAGAGCTGTTCCGCCTGGATTATCCACAGTATCAGGTCATGCATCATGAATACCGGATCTTGCAGAGCCTGGATTATCCGTTCATGCAGGCTTCTCTGGATGGGGAGCTGGTTGATCAGGATGGTCGGAAAGGGATTCTGGAAATTAAGACCACCAACATTCTGCAGTCTATGCAGTATGAGAAATGGAAGGACCGGATCCCGGATAACTATTATATCCAGGTGCTGCATTATCTGCTGGTAACCGGATATGAGTTTGTTGTCCTCCGGGCGCATTTGCGGAGCAACTGGGGAACAGATGTCCGGACACAGGTAAAGCATTATTTTATTGAAAGAACAGAAGTTCAGGCTGATCTGGATTATCTGCAGGAAGAAGAAATCAAATTTTGGAAGTATGTGGAAAGTGGAAGAAAACCACCACTGATACTTCCGGAGATCTAAAAAAGAAGGAGGAGCGTATGGAATTACGGATTACAAATCCACAGGAAAATTGGCTTACAGAGCAGATCCTGTGGAACAACGAGGAATTAAAGGCTGCGATTGCCGAGAAGGTAAAGGACTATAAGACGATCGCCTACACAGAGGATTCTCTGAAGGATATGAAGGCAGACCGGGCGGATCTGAATAAGCTGAAAAAAGCTTTCGAGGATGAACGGAAGCGCGTCAAGAAGATCTGTATGGAGCCGTATACCAAGTTTGAACAGCAGGTCAAGGAAATCACAGCTCTGATCGATGAACCAATCGGACTGATTGACTCCCAGATTAGAGAGATTGATGAACGTCGCAAGACAGTAAAACGGGAAGAGATTGAGGAGCTGTTTACGTCCATCGGTTTCCAGAGTTTTGTGAAGCTGGACATGATCTGGGATGAAAAGTGGCTGAATGCAACGGTTACGCTGCCAAAGATTGAAGAGCAGATGAAGAGCCGGATGTACCAGATCGGTACAGATGTGGTAACGATCAGCAAGCTTCCGGAGTTTAAGTTTGAAGCAATGGAAGTTTACCGGAAGACACTGGATATGAACCAGGCAATCCAGGAAGGACAGAGGCTTGACGATATCCAGAAGAGAAAGCTGGAAGCAGAACGCATGGAGGCAGAGCGGAAAGCAAGGGAAGCGGAAGAGGCAGCGAAGCAGCAGACTGCAGCTGAACAGAAAGAAGAACCTGCAGCAGAGAAGGAAGCAGCATCCGGATCTGTACCGGAAGCTCCGGCAGAGGAAACAGCTTCAATTCCGGAAGAGGAAGAACCAGTATTCCAGCTTGACTTCCGTGTATGGGGAACCAGTGAACAGCTCATGGCGCTCCGTGAATATATGTTACAGAATCAGATTCGATTCGGAAAGGTGGAATAAGACATGGCAGTACAGAACAGTCTGGCAAGACAGGACCAGTCAATGAAGTTATCAGTTTACCTGCAGAACGATGCGGTAAAGAAGCAGATCAATCAGGTGGTTGGTGGAAAGAATGGGACAAGATTTATTTCCAGTATCGTAAGTGCGGTGCAGAGCACACCGGCATTGCAGGAGTGTACAAGCCCTAGTATTGTAAATGCTGCATTACTCGGAGAGGCACTGAATCTTTCGCCGTCCCCGCAGCTCGGACAGTTTTATATGGTCCCGTTCGATAATAAGAAGAAGGGCTGCAAGGAAGCACAGTTCCAGCTTGGCTATAAAGGGTATATTCAGCTGGCAATCCGTTCCGGTTACTACAAAAAGCTCAATGTGCTTGCAATCAAGGAAGGGGAGCTTGTCCGGTATGATCCTCTGGATGAAGAAGTTGAGGTCAATCTGATTGATGATGATATCCTCCGGGAGGAAGCTCCGACCATGGGATACTTCGCAATGTTCGAGTATGAGAATGGTTTCCGGAAGACCTTGTACTGGTCAAAGAAGAAAATGCTTGCACACGCTGAGAAGTATTCTTTTGCGTTTTACAAAAACGGTGGAGCAAAATCTCTGGAATTACTGGAACAGGGCAAGATTCCGGAAAAGGATATGTGGAAGTATTCTTCATTCTGGTTTAAGGATTTTGACGGAATGGCACTGAAAACCATGCTCCGTCAGCTGATCAGCAAATGGGGAATCATGAGTATTGATCTCCAGAATGCTATTGACAAGGATATGGCAGTGATCCATGAGGATGGAAAGACAGACTATGTGGATGCAGTGAAGGCGGAAGATGATGGAGTGGTATCCGATCAGGAGTTACAGGAGGTCCAGGAAGACCAGCCGGCAGCGCCAGGAACACAGCAGCCGGATCCGAAGGGTATTGAGGCATCATTTTTTGGATAGATTTAAGAAAGGGGAAAAAGAATTATGCAGCACATTAATTTAGAAACATTTGCAAACGGAGCATTTACCGCGCAAGTAAACCGGGCGATCGAAGAGGTTACGAAGAACATCCAGGATCCGAACACGGATGCCGGCACAGCGAGAAAGATTACGGTAACGATCGCATTCAAGCCGAATCAGGAAAGAAACTTCATTGCAACCGGAGTTCAGACGAAGACAACCCTTGCACCGGCACTCGGAGCAGTCACTGCACTGAGCATGGGAAGAGATCTCCGCACCGGGGAAGTGGAAGCGGTAGAGATCGGCAACCAGATTCCAGGACAGATGTCTGTACAGGACATTCCTGGAGCTGTACCGGAGGCAGAAACTACGGTAGTAGATGGAAAGGTGATCGACAAGAATACCGGAGAAGTTGTGGCTGATTCCGTACCGGAACACACAGGCAAAGTGATTGATTTAAGAACAGCGAAACAGGCATAGGAGGAGTAAGACGATGGAAGGATTAAAAGAAGCAATTGAATTTATCACAAACCTGAAAGAAGGCAGCATGGATCCGAAGGTGCTTGAAATCAACGGCAATACATACTGCAATAAAAATCTGACAAGATACCATTATTTCCCGAAGGCGGATTCCCTGAGTGTAAATACCCTGACATCCATTGTGGATTATATCAAGGGGAAACCGGAAGAACTCCGGGATACCATGATCCTGCATGTGATCAGTCCTACAGAGGTAAGGCTTTATTCCGGACTGGTGGACGAACGTAACAGGGAAGAGCTTATGAAGGCAACTGCCATTGTAAATGAATTCCAGTTTGACCGTTATTATGATCAGGAACGCTTCCTGATTGAGCTGCAGGCAAACTTCATTGAGTCTGATGATCTGACAGTGCTGAAACAGGTTGCTGGAAACATCCAGTCAGGAACAACAGCGAACTACGATGATGATGGTGTCAGTCAGAAAACCACGATCAAGAGCGGGATTGCAAATAAGACCGATGTGATCGTACCGAATCCGGTAAAACTCAGACCGTATCGTACATTTGCAGAAATTGAGCAGCCACAGAGCAGTTATGTATTCCGGATCCAAGACAGTGACCGTGGACCATCCTTCAAGCTTGTAGAGGCAGATGGAGGTTTATGGAAAAATGCGACCATGAAAAAGATCAAGGAATATCTGGCATATGAACTGGCAGAGGAACTTGAGAAGTACAACATTACGATTATCGCATAGATAATGACATCTCCTTAAAAATAATATATCACACGTAACTTGATAATAAGAAAGCAAGCCGGCATTATGCAGCATTTGTTGTGTAAGTGCCGGCAGAAAGGAAAAAAGGGAATGACATCGGTAATGTTTACAGTTCCGGGCAAGCCGCAGGGAAAAGCCAGGGCGCGGACATATTATAATGCATCGACAAAGAAGCATTGTTCCACCACACCAGATAACACAGTCCTGTATGAGAACTTTATCAAGGACCGGTATCTGCAGGTGGCGAGGGGCGCATTCCTGGAAAGAGAAAAGCCGGTGACACTCCGGATTGTAGCAAGGTATCTTCCGCCAAAGAGCGTATCGAAGAAACGGAAGCTTGATATGCTGGAAGGAAGAGAGCTGCCGCTGAAGAAACCGGACATGGACAATATTGTAAAAGTGGTAGCGGATGCACTGAACGGGGTTGCTTATCATGATGATACGCAGATCGCACTGGTTCAGGCAAAGAAATGTTATTCGGCAGTAGAAGGACTGGATGTGACAGTTGAGGAGTATACCGGATAAAAAGGAAGGAAATGTAAGAAGTGGCAGGACGACCAAAGCAAGGAATTGATTATTCCGGATGGTCGGTTGACATATTCGATGGAGATAAGAAAATAGACAAACTTCTTGATGCAAAAGGATGGAAGGGATTCGGGATCTACTTCTTTTTGTGTCAAAGGGCATATAAAGTAAATGGATATTTTTATGAATGGGGCTATGACGACTGTGCAACGACAGCAAGGCGGATGGGCGGCGGCATCAGTTCCGGTACAGTAAAAGAGACTGTGGATTACTGCCTGCAAGTGGATCTTTTTGACAAAGGGTTATTTGACAGGTGGGGGATCTTGACCAGTAGAGGTATCCAGCGTCGTTTTTGGGCGGTACTATCCGAGCGGCGGAGTAAAACAGTATATGGTGAATATTGGCTTTTGAAACCCGAAGAATGCAAAGGCTTAGTTAAAGTCAGCTTATTTTCGGATATGCAACCGACAAATGATGATGTGCAGGGGACAAATGATGATTCGCTTTATAGAAAGGAAAGTAAAGTAAAGAAAAGTAATGTATATAAGGGCGCTTTCAGCGATTCTTCCCTTGAATCAGCTTTTCAGTTCTATCTCCTTGTCCGATCACAGAACTGGGGAGAGATCTCTGAAGAACAGGTAAATGCTTTGAGGGAAGATCTCTTATCGCTGTCCTCTGATCTGGCTGAACAGAAAGCGATTTTGAATAAAGCTACAGCTGGCGGATGGAAGAATTTATATCCTGTTCAAAGCAAGAGAAAGCCAAAAGCAAAGAAGCAGCCAGAGAAACAAGGGAAGTTTAAGAATTTTGAAGAGCGTGAATATGAGGACATGACAGATCTTACAAGGAAGTTGATGCAGTGATGAAAAAGAAGAAGGGAAAACGTAGTACGTTTCTGAGAATTGGGAACAGGAAGAAACGGAAGATTATTAAGCGTGGGAAGTAGGAGGAATGATCATGCTGATAGAAAAGAATCTAAAAGAGGCATTGGCAGACTACATAAAAGGTAAATTTGAATATCGAAGATAGTCGAAAATGATCGGAACTGTACGTTGACAATTGAATAGTGGTGGTTGGAATGGTATAATTCCTGTATCAAATGTACGGGAGGAAAATATCATGGAAAAGCAATGCCAGGTAGCAATATTAATTGACGGAGATAATGTATCCGCTAAATATGCTGGATTTATAAAGCAAGAAGCATCAAGCTATGGAAATATAAAATTTTTTCGATTATACGGATCAATAAGCAGTCCTACTGTAAAAGCTTGGTATAGTGTAATGCCAACTCAAGGAATAAACCCAGTGCTTCAAATATCATATGCAAACGGAAAAAGCATTGCAGATCAGGCGTTAACAATAGATGCGATGGATTTATTATATTCTGGAGAAATAGATGTCTTTTGCATTGTGTCTAGTGACAGTGATTTTACGAAATTGGCATATCGATTAAAAGAAACCGGAAAATTAGTTATTGGTATGGGAGAACAGAAAACAAAAGAGTCCTTAGCCAATGCTTGCGATAAATTCATGATCTTAGATTTGATTTATAAGAGCGAAGAAGAGATAGAGGATAAAGCAGACGAAGAAGTTGAACAGAAAAAACGTGTAGATGAACCGGTTAAGGAAGATGAAGAAACGACGATTAGTGTTCCGCAGAAAGAAGATGTGCTTAATGATATTGTTGATTTGTTAGATACATATTTTGCAGATGAAAAGAGAGTTCATTTATCCAAAATAGGGAAACTGCTAGCTAATAAGTTACCTGGATTTGATGCACGAAATTATGGATATAAAAATATGCGACAATTTTTATCTGAAAGTAGCGAGTTAGATGTAATAGATGAAAAAGCACCAGATGGAATCCATAATATTACATATATTGAAAAAAAATAATATTTTTACCAACCATCAATATTCGGTGGTTGGTATTTTTTTACGCTTTTTTAGTGGAAATGAGATGGAAAAATGAAGAAAATTTTAGATGTTTGTTGTGGAAGTCGTATGTTCTGGTTAAGGTTGTGGCGTGGATGCCACTTCCGAAACCATACAAGAAAGGCGACAACAATGACTGAAAAAGAAGTATGCCTGGTGTGCGAAAACTACTCTGAGGACACAAAATGTAATCAGAAAGATATCTGTAAACTCATGGCAGTATTAAAAGAAAATCGGGCACTAAAGAAAAAAGTAAGCCTGAAACACCAATTGGATGAATCGGAGCTGAAAAGATCATACATGGTAAATCCAAGTGCAATTGGATACCGTAATGATATGGGGTGGTAAAGCAAATGGGACGGAGTATTTATTTCACAGATTTGGAGATTGAAAAGCTGATTGATTATGTATCTGATTCAGTTGAACTGTTGGGAGAAGCAGAAGGTACACGGGAGCAGACTGCCGAGGATATGGAAAATGGACTTGGATCGGCAATAAGAAAATTATATAAAGGCAGAAGAGGCGAAAAGATTTATGCAAAATACAAGACGAAAAGAGGGAAAGGTAATGCTAAAACCAACAGTAAAAGCCAGTGAGTTTACCAAGTATGGATTCGAGCGCTGCAGAGAACTCCCAAAGCGGGCAGAGTGCTATTCGTGGAATCACGGCGCAGGAAGGGGTAACAATGAATAGATTGACAGAATGGATTGGTGAAGGAGAAGACCGACACGCTATACCAAGAATGGATTTGAGAAAAAATGGACATCAGGCGTGCTGCAATAAGTTGGCAGAATATGAGGATTTAGAAGAGACTGGAATGATCTTGAAATGGATTCCGGTGAAATGGCATGTGATATTGGATGCCGAACGGGAAGAGGAAGGAATACCGGATGATATAGTCTACTATCTGGACTGCCCGATGCCGGAAGATGGTGAAGAAATAATAGTAACAGACGGAAAAAGGGTATGGACCGATGAGAACAGCATAGATATTGTAGGACATTGCTTGGAAAGTGGAAACGATTGGAAAGATATAAAAGCATGGATGCCACTTCCGGAAAGGTATAAGGGATAATGGAAGAGGATAAATACACAATGTATGCGGTAAAAAAGATTTGTATCTGGATGATAACAGCTATAACCATTCTGATAGCAATGAAATGGACGGGATCGGCATGGTGCTTATGGGCGTTTTGCATTCCGGCTATATTAGAGTGATGAGGGATAGAAGGTGATAATTTGCAGGAGAAACGAAGCAGAAAAGAGCAGCGGAGAGATAGACAGCAGCATTATGAAGAACTGGAAAGCCGGCATGATGTAAAGGCGTTGGAGAGATTCAAAAGACCGGCGTATCAGAGCGTAAGCGTTGCAGAATATCTGGCAAAGAAGTATGACATTACAGCGGAGGTGGATACCGGTGAACAAGGGCATTTTGATTGAGTACGCGGATATGAAAGAAGAGATTAAGGATCTGCGCCGGAGAATTGAAAAAATCCAGAAAGAATTGGATAAACTGCATGGACAAATTGTTGTGGATTCGGTATCATGTGGTAAGAAGGGCAAGAAGCCACTTGGCACGGTGAAGATCACTGGCAGACCGGTTGGTGTGATTTCCAGAAAAGAACAGCTGCTGAAAAAGCGGAACAGAAGGCTTGAAGAGCTGGAAGAAGAACTTCTGGAAATGACAATCCAGGTGGAAGAGTACATAGAATCCATTGAGAAGAGTGAACTGCGGATTATCTTTCGGCTTTATTTTCTGGATGATTTATCATATCCAAAGGTTGCAGATCAGATGAACAAAATGTTTCCGAAGCGCCGGATCCGGTACACGGACGAGAATATCAAGAAAAAAATTCAAAGATATTTTAAAAATGTCCCCCAATGTCCCGATAAAAAGTGATAGAGTATAAACTGGAATTGATGAAATGTAACAAGGTAAGACATTTTTGATGGTTCCTCCGATCGTAAGTATTTAAAACCATGAAGAGACACCTGGGTTTGCTGGGTGTCTTTTTCGTTGCGTAATGTCGAAAAAAGAGGTATTATGTGACTAAACTAGATGCGTAAAGGAGGACTAAAAAATGGTAATAAAATGCGTAGAAGTAGGAATGGTGATAATTCTTGCTGTAGTAACTATTATCGCAGGAATGAGAGGAAATTTAACCCGTCAATTACCTGTGTGTAAAATAATTGTATATGTTGGAATATGGGTGTTAACTGTTATAGATTTAATTTTTAATAATTCAGAGTCAAAATTTGGAATAGGGATGGCTGTGATAGTTTCAGCAATTTTTGAAATTGCAACAAATTTTTGTGAGTTATTAGGGAAAAAGAAAAAAAGAGTAATTATAGCGGAAAAGAAGTATATTGTTACTGTTAAGGAAATTAAAGAAGAATAAGAAGAAGCACTATCCGAAAAAAATTAGGATAGTGCTTTTCTACAGCTAAAAATTTGGATCATTAGTTCAGCGGTAGAACATTCGCCTCATAAGCGAAATGTCACAGGTTCGATACCTGTATGATCCATCAATAACAAAAAAGATAGAAAAGGTGGTGAGTCCGAGTGACAAAAAAACAGAAAATATTTGCAGATGAATATCTGATCGATTTAAATGCCACTCGGGCTTACAAAGTGGCGTATCCAAATGTTAAGAATGATGTTACAGCAGCTGCAGCGGCAAGTAGATTGTTAAGAAATGTTAAGGTTCAAGAGTATATCGCACAGAGGATGGCGGAAAAGGAATCCAAGCGCATTGCTGATCAGGATGAGGTCCTCAAGTATTTAACTTCTGTTCTTCGAGGAGAAAGCCGGGCACAGGAGATTGTAGTTGAAGGAACAGGAGAAGGCTGCAGTGAAGCGAGAACGATGGAGAAAGCACCATCGGAAAAAGAACGGCTGAAAGCTGCGGAACTGCTTGGTAAAAGGTATGCGCTATTTACAGACAAGGTAGACATGGATACTGATATGGATCTGAATATCACAATTGATTATGGTGAGGCTGATACAGGGTGAAAATAAATGTACAGGCAAATGCCAGTTTTAAAGAAGTTGATCACAGCAAGAAGCGGTATATAGTCATGAAAGGTTCTGCTGGTTCCGGAAAGAGTATGGATACGGCACAGCATTATATCCTACGCTTAATGAATGATCCGGGAAGAAATCTTCTGTGTGTCAGGAAAGCAGATGTAACAAACAGGGATAGCACTTTTGCAGAATTGCAGGGTGCTATTTTCCGTATGTTTGGAGAGAGTTATAAGCGATATTGGTACATCAATAGTTCCAATATGCTCCTGGAATGCAAGAGTAATTATAACCAGATTATATTTCGTGGAGTAAATGATGAGAAACAACGCGAAAAGCTCAAGTCTATTACTTTTAAACGGGGGAAGCTGACTGATGTTTGGATTGAAGAGGCTACGGAGATTACGCAGTCGGATTTTGAAATTATTGATGACCGTTTGCGAGGTGAGCTTCCTGAGGGGCAATTTTATCAGATCAGGATGACATTCAATCCGGTATCGGCTCATCACTGGATCAAAAAAGTGTTTTTTGACCGGACAGATCCGGACGTACTGACGCACCAGTCAACTTATGAGAATAACCGGTTTATCGATGAAGCGTATCACAGACGCATGCTCCGCCGTAAGGAAGTAGATCCAGAAGGTTATCGAGTGTATGGACTGGGGGAATGGGGAGAGGTTGCAGGACTGATCCTCAAAAATTATGTCATAGAAGAATTTGACCGGAATCCGGAGAATTATGATTATATCGTAAATGCGCAGGATTTTGGATTTAACCATGCCAATTGCATTGGTGAGGTTGGATTCAAAGATGGTGACTTGTATCTCTTTCAGGAATTATATATCTATGAGATGGATACAGAAGAGATTATTAAGTTGGCAGCAGGAAGATTCAATAAGAAACTGAGGATGTGGTGTGACTCTGCAGAACCGGATCGTATCAAGATGTGGCAGAAAGCCGGATACAGAGCAAAGGGAGTCAATAAAGAGACGAATAGTGTGCATGCTCAGATAGATTATTTGAAACAGCACAGGATTCACATACATCCGTCCTGTGTGAATACCATAAAGGAAATACAGCAATGGAAGTGGAAGAAGGATGAGCGTACAAATACTTATCTGGAAGAACCAGTTCCATTTTTTGATGATGCAATGGCGATGCTGCGTTATTCCATTGAGGAAGAACGCAAGGCTAAGCCGAAATTAAATAGAAACTTGAAAGGAGGACTGTAAAGTGTTATTTCGATTACCGTCAGAAGAAGAATTGACAGATCATAAACTGAACGAATTTATAGCAAAGCATGATGCAGAATGCGCCTTTCGGTTTAAATATCTGAAAGATGCATATGAAACTGATTACCAGATTTTCCACCAGAAGCCAAAGCCGGATTATAAACCGGATAACCGTATTGCAGTTAACTTTGCAAAGTATATGGTGGACACATTCAATGGATTTTTTATCGGAAATCCAATTAAGATTTCCGTAGATGATGCTTCGGATCACATTAAAAACTATGTGGAGTTTCTGGATCAGTATAACGATCAGGATGATAATAACGCAGAGCTGTCGAAGATCTGTTGTATCTATGGTAAAGGATATGAGATGTATTATGTGGATGAACTGGGGAACATCGGGATTACCTACCTGACTCCATTTGATGCATTTATGATCTATGATGATTCGGTGCTGTGCAGGGAACGGTATTTTGTTCGATTGTATATGGATTCCAATAATGTATTGCATGGAAGTGTATCGGATGAAACCAAGGTTCGGTGGTTTACCCAAAAAGGGAAGCTTATTTGGGAGAAAGAGGAGAAGATACATGGCTTTGATGGAATACCGGCCAGTGAATATGTGGAGAATAAAGAGCGCACAAGCATATTTGAGCCGGCAATGTCCATGATTGATGCCTATAACAAAGCAATCAGTGAGAAAGCAAATGATGTCGATTATTTTGCCGATGCATATATGAAAGTTCTGGGTGCTAAATTGGATGAAGGTGATTTGGAACATATTCGAGACAACCGAATTATCAATCTTGGCGAAGATGCAGAGGATGTAATAGTAGATTTTCTGCAAAAACCAGATGGAGATGCTACACAGGAGAACTTGATTGACCGTCTGGAAAAGTTAATCTTTCATATCTGCATGGTTGCGAATATCTCAGATGAGAATTTTGGGACAAGTTCCGGTATTGCCATGAAATATAAGCTGCAGGGGATGAGTAATCTGGCCAAGACAAAGGAGCGAAAGTTTACATCTGGCATGAACCGGCGTTACAAGCTAATCTTTTCAAATCCGGTATCCGGTATGAAAGCAGATGACTGGGTGAAGCTGCATTATCATTTCACACCGAATATTCCATCGAATGTACTGGAGGAGAGTCAGATCGCCGGCAACCTCGAAGGAATTGTTTCACAGGAGACACAGCTTGGTGTACTGTCTGTCGTGGATAATGTGCAGAATGAGATGAAAAAAATCGAAAATGAACAGGAGAAAGCCAAGACAGATCCTGTTATGATGCAGATGTTCGGAGGTGCAGGTGATGGCAAGTCAGGAGTACTGGAAAAACCGGGAAACAGAGGCAAAGAAGCATAATATTCAGGAAGAAGCTGAGTATAATCGTCAGATCAAAGAAATCTACGCCAACATGATGGATGAGATCAATAAAGAGATCAATGGATTCTACAGTAGATATGCTGCTAAAGAAGGCATTACAATGGCCGAGGCGAAAAAGAGAGTAAACAAGCTGGATATTGCAGCATATGAGCGGAAAGCAAAAAAGTATGTTGCGACAAAGGACCTTTCTGATCAGGCAAATGAAGAGATGCGGATTTACAATCTGACTATGAAGGTAAACCGGTTGGAACTTCTGAAGGCAAATATCGGTCTTGAGATGGTGTCTGGGTTTGATGAGATGCAGAAATATTTCGACAAGAAGCTGACCGACAGAACACTGAAAGAGTTCCAGAGACAAGCCGGTATCCTTGGCAAGTCGGTTCTCAAGAATGAAAAATACGCTCATGCAATTGTGAATGCATCGTTTAAGAATGCGACATATTCGGATCGTATTTGGATGTATCAGGGCATGCTCAAGGCAGAGCTGGAAGGATTACTTGCATCAGGACTGATCAGAGGACAGAATCCGAAGAAACTTGCAAAGCATCTGGAGAAGAGATTCGGTGTCAGTGCTTATAATGCGCAGAGGCTCATGACGACAGAGCTTGCAAGAGTGCAGACAGAGGCTCAGAAACAGTCTTTTGTCAGAAATGGATTTGATGAGTATGAGTATATTGCCTGTAGCAACAGTGATGCGTGTGCGGTATGCAGGGCACTTGATGGAAAGCATTTCAAGGTAGATGATATGATGCCTGGAGAGAATGCTCCGCCAATGCATCCCGGATGTCATTGTAGTGTTGCAGCATATATGGATGATGAGGCTTATGAAGAGTGGATAAACAGCTATAAAGAACATGGATTAAATTTTGAAGATTGGAAACAATTACATGAAGAAGAGACTTATGAATCAGAGATTGGACAACGGTTAGTGAACAGAATTACAGGCGTTTCAAAACAGAAGAAGAACTTTAAAGAAAGTCTGAAGACAGTATCGAATGAAGATGTGAAGACATTGTTAAAACAATCGTTGAGTAGAACTGAGATTGCAAGATCAAGTGGCAGAAAGTCATATTATTCGGCAAAAGAGAAGAAGGTATATTTATCAAAAGATGCAAGATCGGATACGATAGCACATGAACTGTTTCATGAAATTGATGATACATATGCTTTGGTGGAAAGTGGGATGTTAAAGAATTCTGTTCAGAAAGATTATAGACGATTACAGAATCAAGCGAAAGGATATGGAAAAAGCATAGAGGAAATGTTATACTTAGAATATCCAGAAGCATTTGAGGTTAGCAAATATGGAATAAAGTTCAAAGAAGAGTACCGAGGAATTTCAGATATTTTGAACGGTATGTCGAATGGGGATATATTAATGGGATATTCGCATAAGACCGACTATTGGAAAAAGTCTGGACGCTTGGAAAAAGAAAGTTGGGCTCAGTATGGACGTATGTTTTATATGGATGGTAAAGCATTAGAGATGGCAAAGAAAATATTCCCAGAAATGAGCCAAGAAATTGAGCAAAGAATCAGGAGGTTGATGAAATAATGTGGTATGGGAAAATGACACAAGAGTTGGAAAAGCTATATGACGATTACTACAAAATGTTCGGTCGTACTCCTGATGGATATATGGAGCTGGAATACGGAGAAAGTTCATATAAAGTATATGTGAAAGATATTAAAAAATCATTAAAGTTGAAAAAAGAATTGCCAGATTTTGTAGAGTAGACACCACTAATCATAATGATTGGAGGTGTTTTTGGACAATGAAAGGAGGGGCGTATGGCAAAAGACGATATGGAAGTAATCATGTATAAGATTCTGAAATACCTATATGAGTGTATGAAAAAGGATATAAGTCCTCAGTTAGAAGATTTTTCATGGGATTCCAAGTTGTTTCACATTCCACAGAATTATTGGTGTAAAATAATCGTTACTTTGGTAAGAAAAGGTTATATCACAGGATTTAAAATTATTGACAATACAAAAGATGCGCCGACAATACAGACGGATAGACCATTCGAGATTACATTTGAGGGTGTACAGTTCTTGGAAGAGAACAGTAGAATGCAGAAAGCCAAAGAATACTGCGCCGAAACTTTCAATGTGATTTTATCTGCAGTACTCGGAGTTATTGTTTCATAGAAAATATGCCATCAGTTGAAAAGACTGGTGGTATTTTTATACTCATTTTTAGTACAAGGAGGTGACAGGATTGCGTGATATGACTATCAGTATTATGGGGACATGTTACGATATTCATTTTGTAAAAGAGTATCCGGAGCGGTTGAAAGGCGTGGGAGAATATGCAGATGGTTTGTTTAATCGATGTAATAGAGAAATTTATATTCTGAAAAACAGGGATAAAGATTTCACGGATGAAGGAAGAAAACGGCATATGAATTGTGTGCTGAGGCATGAAATTATACATGCATATTTAGAAGAGAGTGGCTTATCTGCAAACTCGAACATGATATCCGCCTGGGCGCAAAATGAAGAAATGGTGGATTGGTTAGCGATTCAATCACCGAAAATCTTTGCGACATTTCAGGAGGTGGGATGCCTTGATTGAAGTAACCGTCTGCAAGGATGAGATAAAGATATCCGGGCATGCAAATTATGCTGTTTCCGGATCAGATATCGTGTGCGCCGGTGTAACAGCACTTGCACAGACACTGATCAAGTCTATTGAGGACCTGACAGACGATAAAATTGAATATGAGATATCTCCCGGAAGGGTGGATATAAAGTATGGGAATCTATCAGAGAAGTCGCGAGCTCTGGTGGATTCCTTTTTCATTGGCATCTGTATGATTGCCGATGAGTTTCCGGAGTATGTCCGGATCATGTAACTGATGTGACCGAAATGTCGTTAAACTACACATTCAAGATGCAACGACCTAGGCTTAAATGAATGGGGCGGGGCGGAAAGGATAGATAAGATGAAATACATGAACAAACACTGGAGAATTCCAATGAGTAACCTGCAGTTATTTACAGAGCCTGGAGGAAACGGCGGCGGATCCGGAGAAGGAAACGGTGCTGGAGCTGGAGAAGATCCTGGAAGTAACAGCAACACAACAATGTCGTTTGATGATTTTCTGAAGTTGGAAGGCAATCAGTCTGAGTTCGACCGGCGTGTCCAGAAAGCTATCGATACGGCTGTGACAAATGCGCAGACCAAATGGAAGACGCTGACGGACGATAAGGTATCGGAAGCGGAAAAGCTCGCTCAGATGACCAATGAGGAAAAAGCAAACTACCGGGCGAAGAAAGCGGAGGATGCACTGGAAGAGATGAAACGTCAGAATGCCCGGTCAGACATGGCGAAAGAAGCCCGTAAGATGCTGGCAGGCGAGAACATTACTATTCCGGACGAACTGGTTATGAACCTTGTAGCAGAAGATGCAGATGGAACCAAGGCAGCAGTAGAAGCTTTTTCAACCATGTACAAGGAAGCGGTACAGAATGCAGTGAAAGATGCTTTAAAGGGGAAACCTCCAAAAGCAGGTAATGGTGGAGATAAACCACCGATGACAAAAGAACAGATCTTGGCAGTGAAGAATCCGTCAGAAAGACAGAAGCTGATCGCTGAGAACATCACATTATTTCAGTAAGTATGAAAGGAAGTATGAAACATGCATGATATTAGAAGATTAGGTCTGCAGGTATTTGCAGCACCGAATAACCTGACAGGAGAAGTGCAGATCCAGGTAAAAGCCAGAGAGATTGACTTTGTCACATCCTTTGGTAAGAACCTGAAGGCACTGTTAGATATTCTGGGAATTACCAGAATGATCAGGAAGGAAAACAATTCGGTATTAAAGACCAAAACGGTAAAAGGTGAACTGCAGCCAGGAGATGTTGGAGAAGGCGAAGAAATCCCGATGTCAAGATACACAGTAGAAGAAAAGCCTTTTGATACGATCAAGATTGAAAAATATCGTAAAGGCGTATCTCTTGAAGCCATTTCGGAAAAAGGTTATGAGGCGGCAGTACAGGATACGGATGAGGAGTTCAAGTCCGATCTGCAGAATGTAGTGACTGATAAATTCTACGCACAGTTAAAAGCCGGATCTCTTACAGGACACGAAACAACTTGGCAGATGGCTGTTGCAATGGCGATCGGAAAGGTTGTGGCTAAGTTCCAGAAGATGAAGAGAACAGCAACCGGAGTAGCTGTTTGGGTAAACACTCTGGATGTGTACAAGTATCTCGGTGCAGCAGATATTACACTGCAGACTGCATTCGGCTTCAAGTATCTGACAAATTTCCTCGGAGCGGATGTTGTATTTGTTACTTCTGAGGTTCCGCAGAATGTTGTAATTGCAACACCGCTCAACAATATGATTGCATATTATGTTGATCCGGGAGATTCAGAGTTTGCCAAAGCTGGACTTGGATTCACAACGGATTCAGAGACAGGGTTTATCGGATTCCACTCAGAAGGAACATACAGCCGTATGATTTCCGATAACTACGCAATCATGGGCTTACGTCTGTTCTGCGAGTATCTGGATGCAATTGCTTACATCTCTGTAGGAGAATCTGATACACAGACATTAGGAACGTTAAGGGTAACGTCAGAGGCTGGATCAGAAGCAGGAACCACAAAGCTGACAGTGAAAGAGCAGTTAATGTCAATGAGAAACTGCTGGAAGTACAAAGATGCTGCAGCTGCAACAGCAGTAACTTACGGTATGGATGTTAAGAACTGGTCTAAGTGGGATGGTGAATCAGAGATTGCTTCGACAGCAACTCACCATATCACACTGGTTGAATGTGATCAGAACTACAAAGCTGTTCGCTCTGGTGATGTAGCTGTAACTGTCAATCCGGGAGCATAGGAGGTAAGGAAGCATGTATAAAGTAATCAAACATTTTATTGATCTTCATGATAATGATCACTCCTATAACGAGGGAGATATCTTCCCTCGTGAGGGAGTAGATGTCAGCAAAGAAAGAATCGAGGAGCTGGCCGGCAGCAACAACAAACAGCATAGCCCGCTGATCGAACTGGTGGAAGAAACTTCGGATAATGCAACCGATACAGATGTCGATGAAAAACCACCAGAAGCCGGAAAGAAGGAACCCGAAAATAAAGAGCCGGCAGAATAGGAGGATCGTATGATTGAAGATCTGAAAGCCTTGTTGGGACTGCCGGAAGAAATAGACCGAGCCTTGGAAAATAAATTACTGCTGATATTAAAGGCCACCAAACAAAGACTGCGCTTTCTTCTCGGAGGATTGGAACCTCCGGAAGAGATGAATTATATCATCCTGGATGTGTCAATCATACGGTTCAACAGAATCGGTTCGGAAGGGCTTTCCTCTCACAGTGTTGAGGGAGAAAGTCTTTCTTGGTCGGAGAATGATTTTGCGGGATATATGGATGATATCCGGGCATATCTGGATGATCATAAAGAATCAAAGAAAGGTAAGGTGAGATTCCTATGAGATACGACACACCTATATATTTCCAGAAACTCACCCCTGGAGAGTATGATCCCACTACCGGTAATTACGGGGAAGATGCGATATCAGAAGATATGAAGTCTGCATCAGTCATGGATACCGGTACGAATACGATGATGCTTGTCTATTCCGGAATCAAGGAAGGCAGCCTTACCATTCACCTGCAGAATCATTACGACCGGCCATTTGACAGGATTCGCGTAGGGAATAAAACATACGGTGTAGATTTCAGTCGGAAACTCAGGCTGAAGCAGGTATATGTTGTGTCGGAGGTGGTGTGATGGGAGTAAAGCTGATAGGATTTGAAAAGTTGGAGGCTAAATTAACTAAAAATCTGGATTTATCGAAAGTAAAAGCAACTGTGAAAAAAAACGGTGCGCAGTTGCAGAAAACGGCACAAAAGAATGCACCAATTGATACAGGAAATTTGAGGCAAAAAATTGCTTTGGAAATTACAGATGGTGGGAAAACGGCAGAAGTCGAGTCAACAGCAGAGTATGGGGCGTATGTAGAATTAGGTACAAGATTTATGAAGGCTCAACCATATTTAAAGCCTGCATTTGAAGAACAGAAGGAAAAATTCAAGGCAGATATGAAGGAGCTTGTGAGGTGATAAGATGGATCCACAGCAGGAATTGTTCAGCGCCGTTTTGATGGCATTGAAAGAAAAATATAAGGATACGGGAGTTGGTGTGTATGATACAATCTTACCACCAAAGGACACGCCGTATCCATTTATTTATCTGGCGGATTGCTCTGAGAGTGATCAGGCTACAAAAAATGAGATTATCGGCGAGACTAATCTAACGTTGAAAGTCTGGCATGATAATATACGGCAGAGAGGAACGGTATCTGGTATCTTAGCAGATATCAAAAACATCTGCAGGTCTATCGAACATACAGCGCACTATGCCTGGAATATGCAGAGACCGACACAGAGAATCCTGCCGGATAATACAACGAAACAGCCGCTTCTTATGGGAGTTTTGGTAGTTGGATATAAATTTAGTTAGGAGATGACAATAGTGAAGAACAGAAAGTTATTTGGGCTGCAGTTATTTGCAGAAGCAATTGCGGGTAAAAAGATCGTGTATCTGTACCGTATCCTGAGTACAGAGAAAGATCATGACGCAACAGCACTTGCGTTTACGACAGAGAACGAACGTACAAAATCAAAAGATGCAGATTCTACGGCAACCAAGGATGGTGCAGTACGTACACCTGGGACTGCAGAAGGAGAAATCACGGCATCCAGTTTATTGAAAAAAGGAGATACGTTCATTGATGAGTTGGAGGAAGCACTGGACAATGATGAAAAGATGGAAATCTGGGAAGTGAATCTGGCAGAGCCACAGGCAAGTTCGAGCAGTAAGTTTAAAGCAAGATATTTCCAGGGATATCTTACAGAACTTGATCAGACATCAAGTGCTGAAGACAACGTAGAATTATCACTTACATTCGGATTAGAAGGTAAAGGTGTAAAAGGGTATGCGACAGTAACTGCAGAACAGCAGGAAGTAGCAGCGTATGTATTCGCAGACACTCAGAAGACAGGAGCTTAAGAGGGCGAGAAGAATCGTCCTCTTTTTGATGTGTGACGTCGCACAGAAGGGAGATAAGACAATATGATGGAACTTACTATTGATGGAGCTGTATATCAGTTCAGATTTGGCATGGGATTTTTGAGAGAAGCAAACAAAACAGCTAAAATTCCAGTTCAGGGAATGCCAGGAACAACAAAAGAAGTAGGAGCAAGATATCTAATTGCCAGAGTTGTAATCGATCAGGAACCAGATGCACTGGTGGATCTTTTGGATTTAGCAAATAAGGGCGAGAGTCCAAGAGCAACAAAGGCATTGTTAGATTCCTACATTGATTCGGAAGAAGCTGATATTGATGCGTTGATGGAGGAGACAAAAGATTTTTTATCGAAAGCAAATGCTACCAAGAAAATGGTGGAAGAGATCGAGAGAGAGTACGAGAAACAGATGGCTCAGAATCAGTAGAAGATGAAGATCTGTATACGATAGTGGCGAAGAATTGTTTTCGATATTTTGGATTCACATCATTTGAACAGGTAGATCAGCTAACGCTGGCTGAATATGAGATTATGATGGAAGCGTTAGAACTTCGGATGCTTGATGAGAGTTTACATGAACATCGTCAGGCATTTTTGAATTTTGCGGTAAAGGCAGAAAAGAAAGCCGGTAAAGGCAAGACCAAACCAGTTTACAAGAGATTCCGGCAGTTCTTTGATTTGGATAAAGAACTAAGGAAGATAAAGAATCGAAGAAAACCATCCAGATTTGCTGGAATAACAAAGCTGTCGGATAGAGAGGAGTGAGAGGATGGCAGAATCATATAGTGTAAAAGCAATATTATCAGCGCAGGATAAGAACTTCTCATCTATCATGAAATCCTGTCAGGGATATGCGAGTAATCTGAAATCTACTCTCATGGGCGGACTTGGATTTGGTGCAATGGCAGCGATCGGTGGTAAAGCAGTGTCACTAGTTACGAATTCAGTTAGTGATTTGTCGAAAGAAACAATAGAGACATCAGACTCTATGTACAAGTTACAGGCTGCTATGAGATTTAGTGGCTATGCTGAAGATGAAATACAGAGGATTGCCGGAGCAACCGGTTCATTGAAAACATATGCAGATAAGACGGTGTTTTCACTACAGGATGTATTGAGTACGTTCGGATCCCTGTCAGCGAATGGTGTTAAAGACGCAGACAAGCTTACTGAGGCAGTAGGTAATGCTGTTGTAGTATTTGGTGGTGGTGCAAAAGAGTACCAGGGTGTAGCATTGGCATTCTCGCAGGCAATGGCAGCAGGCGTTTTACACGCTCAAGATTGGAATCAGATCATCAATGCCAGTCCACAGCTTGCCGGAGGATTAAGAAAAGAGTTAATCAAACTGAATCCGGTACTTGGAAATGATTTCAAAGGGGCCATGGAAGATGGAGCCATCACTGCAGATCTGTTAGGACAGGCAATTACCAATATCGGTATGACGGACATGGCAAAAGAAGCGGCCACATCCGTGACAACATTCGAAGGTGCTATGGGTAACCTGGAAGCCTCAGCTGTGAGTGGAATGATGAACCTGTATGATACATTCGCAAAGCCAAAAGTGATTGATGCTATTAACGGTATGACAAGCAAAGTGGATGCAGGATTTGCGAAATTGGCTGATGGGATTCCAAAAGCTATTGAAGTAATATCACCGTATTGGAATGTGCTTAAAACAGATGCAGTGGAAGCTGGGAAAGCTTTTGGCGAGGCAGCTGGCGCAATTATTGATGAAGTACAGGAACTTACGGGAGCATTTGGAAAAAAAGAAAGTGTAGATAATTTCTCTGAAAGCATGGGAACGGCCACTGGAGCATTGACTACATTTGCCGGATTCCTGAAAGAGCATGATAAAGAAGTAGCGAAGGCTATTACTTTATTGCCTAAATTGTATGTGGCATATAAGGGATTCAAAATCGTTAATGCAGTGGCACCAGGAATGAAATCATTTGCTGGAGCAATTATAAGCCTGACGGGAAAGGGAATTGCATCACTTGCTGGACGACTATTCGGTGTAGCAGCTGGAGAAAAAGCTGTTGGTACAGCGGGCAAAGAATCATCTGGAAATATCGTTGAATCTGCAATGGCGTTTGTAGCAATCGGTGCTGGAGTGGCATTGATTGCGGCGGGCTTTTCTTTGTTGGCTTATTCTGCGGTGCAGATTGCACAGGCGGGACCAGTAGCAGCCGGTGTATTGCTTGGTATGACGGTTGCAGTTGCAGGATTAATGGTTGTGGCGAAAAATGTAGCACCAGCTATGACAGCAGGAGCTGCCGGATTCGTAGCCTTTGGCACAGCGGTCCTTTTAGCAGGTGCAGGAATCAGTGTATTATCTTTGGCGGCAATCAATCTCGCAAATGCTGGACCGCTTGCTATTGCATGTATGATTGGCATGGTAGCGGCTATTGCAGGGCTTGCAGTAGGAGTAGCAGCACTTGGACCAGCATTGACAGTAGGAGCAGTAGGATTTATCGCATTCGGAGCTGCCATTATACTAGTTGCAAGCGGAGCGTTGGTTGCAAGCGGAGCATTGGCTGTTGTGGCTGGTATTCTTCCAACGATTGTACAGTACGGAATCCAGGGAGCAGGATGTATTACCGCACTGGGTGCCGGTATGATTGTGTTTGGCGCGGGAGCAGCTGTCGCAGGGGCAGGATGTATTGTTTTGGGGGCAGGACTTACAGTAGTAGGTGCGGGTCTCGCAGTGGTTGGAGCAGGTGTATTGGTAGTATCAGCCGGAGTATTGATACTGGCAGCAGGTGCACTTGCACTTGGCGCAGGACTTACGGTAGCCGGAGCAGGATTAACTTTGATGGGCGTAGCATTCCCAATGGTATCAGCGGGTGCTGTGAGCACATTAGGCGCATTAACGGCACTGCTTGGAGTGGTTGTAGGTCTTGCAGCCGGAATGGGCGCATCAGCTGTTGCGGTGGTTGCATTTGGAGCTGCTATGGCTGGTGGCGCAGCTGGCACGCTTGCGATGGTGGTAGCATTAAAGTCTGTTAATTCAAGTATGAAATCGATAGCAGGCAACGCAAAAAGTGCTCAGAGTTCATTATCAAGTATGCGGTCCAGTGTGAATGTAGTAAATTCTGGACTGGATGCATTAGGAAATAAGGCAAAGTCGGCAATTAGTGCATTGATTAGTCAATTCTCAAATGCGGAAGGAAAAGCAAGAAGCTCTGGCAATGCTGTTGGAAACAACTTTAATAATGGAGTCCATAACGGCATGAGCCGGGCGGTATCTACGGCAAGAACCATGTCTGCATCTACAGTATTGGCAATGCAATCAGCCGGATCCGGTTCATACAGTTGCGGTGTATATATAGGGGCAGGCCTTGCAAACGGTATGGCAAGTCAGGTCGGACGTGTAAGATCTGTTGCAGCGCAGTTGGCAGCTGCAGCAGAGGCGGCAATCCGGGCGAAGGCACAAATCCATAGTCCGTCAAAAGTAGCAGATAAGCTTGGCGGCTATTTCGGTGAAGGATGGGTAAATGGAATTTCTGATAGGGTCACAGATGTGAAAAAGGCAGCATGGAAACTGGTGGACATTCCGGATTTAGTTCCTATCCCAGAGATTGGAGCCGGATTAAGAATCGGTATTGATGATCTTAATGATGATTATGAATACAGCAGGAATGAAACCTACACCATCTATGTACCGTTGGAGATTGATGGCAGACAGGTAGCGAAAGCATCAGCAACTTATACCCAAGAGGAGTTAAAGAAGCTTGAAAAGCAAAATATGAGAAAAACAGGCGTGAGGTAGGAAGGTGACAAAATGTATAATTTCGTAGATACAGTAAGTAAACAAAGCAGTACGGAGTTGCCTTCCGAGGCGCTCTGTATCAACGGTGTATATATTGAAAATGAAATTGATGGATATAGGACATTAAGTGTGGAAGGGCGCGAACTGTTAGAATCCGAAGTTGGAAATATTCAAATTGGAAATCAGGACGGACGGCGTTATAGACAAAAGAGAGATGAAGTGCGGACAATACAGATTAACTATCAGATGTTAAGTAATAGTCCGGAAGATTTTAGAGAGAAATTTAATAAGTTATGTGCATTGATCAACAATGAAGAATCAAAGCTTATTTTCCTTGACGAACCAGACAAGTATTATATCGGAACAAAAGAAAGCATTGGAGATGTAGATTCTGGAAGGTTGAATGTAAAAGGAAGTTTTACATTCACTTGTTCCGATCCGTACAAATATAAAATAACAGAAAAAACAGCAAATAATGAAGGCGGAAAAGTTATCACTTTACAAAATGACGGGACAAAACCAGTGCCAATAAATGTAAAAGCGACAATGAAGTCAGATAATGGATATCTTGGATTGACATTGGATGATCGTTTTTACCAGATTGGACATCCAGAAGAGGTGGACGGGAAAAAATACGAGGTGAATGTCACTTTGTTTGATGATCATATGTGGAAAGACAGGGGATGGTTATTAAATCAGGGAGTTACACCACCTGTAACTCCGGAAAGATTGCAAAATGGTGTGATTAGTTACACGAAAGAATCTGCAAATGAGGGGTATATACAATGCACGAACTATAAAACTGGGAATAGTTGGCACGGTGCGGCGATGACAAAAATTGTACCTGCCGATGAAAATGGAAAGTATCCAGTTAACTGGAGGTCTTGCTGGCGTTTTGACTTTAATACAGACGGAGCGACAGATAAAGGGAGCCAGATTGGACATAATTCTGTTACATTTTCTGATGGAGACGATAATATTATTGTGTCAGTAGTATTTGAAGACAATAATGTTAATTCAGAAAGGTCTGATATGGCGATATATATCGGACAGAAAAGGGTATGGGATACAAAAAACACTACGAAATTCTATGTGACCGCCAGAGAGGGTGGACCATGTGTAGTTGTCGAAAAGATTGGGGCAAAGGTCTCTGTAAGATTTAGTTATGCAGGAATAAGTAAAACTTTCCAGGTAGAAGACAAGAGCGCGGAGCTTAGGAAAGTAACTTGGTATGGGGCTACATATAAGGGTTATGTAGCAATTCGGAATAATCTTCTGAGAGCTTTGCAAGTAGTGAAGTACAATGTGGAACGATATGAGGATATACCGAATTATTTTGCATCGGGTGATGGAGTATACCTGGATGGAATGTTTAATAAGCTGTATATCAATGATGTGATCAATATGGACACAGTTGATATTGGTAGTCAACCTCTATTGCTACCGCCGGGAGAGCATACACTGGGAATTGTGACTTCAACATTTTCTGAAATGCCGGAAGTGGAAGTAACGTATAGAGAAAGGTGGATATAAATGGAATGGTTTATCATTAGTAGAGACATGCATGTGCTTTGCAATCCATCTACGGATGCTGAATATAGTTTGCCAATCGATGACAGTGGAGTGAATTATGGGCAAAGGATTACTTTGGCAAATAATGTAGCAATTGGAACGTATGATTTTAAAACATTTCCAGATCATGAAGATAGCAAATATATTACAGAAGGTAATTATATTGCTTTCAAAGATAAATATGGCAAAGACAGATTGTATACGATCATGTCTATCGAGGGGGATGAAAAATGGGACGTACACTGCGAAGACATAGGTCTTGATTTGATCAATGAAGTGGCGGGAGCATGGAATGTATCAGCGGAACCTGTAGAAACAACAATGAATCGGTGCTTACATGATACCGGATGGAGCATAGGTGTTAATGAGATAGCTGATCGGAAGAGAGCAACAAAATATGAGAGTCGTACAGATAGCCATTTAGCGAGAATTGGAATGATTATGAATGCATTTGATGCCGAATGCGAATTTGTGATTGAGATGAATGGTGCTAAAGTTACGAAGCAGGTTGTAAATATCTATAAATCACTAGGAGAAGATAAGGTACAACAGGTATTTATTGATGATATTGATTTGATTGCTTTATCCAGATCTGGTAGTATTGAGGATCTCTGTACTTGTATGATTTGCTATGGAAAGGAAGAAAATGGAGTCAGAACTACAATAGAATCTATTGAGTATGATGACGGAAGGTATTACAGTCCCAAAGGGCATATTCGCATTTATGATAGAGAGGCCCATCAAAAATGGTCAAGATATCGTGCATACGACTATACTGGACAAGGGGAATTTGATGGTTATGTCAACGGAGCATTTGAGTATGAAACAGATAGTCCACAGGAATTGTTTAACAGAGGATTATCTGAATTAAAACAGAGGAATGACAAAAAAGTATCCTATGAAGCAGAATTATATGATCTACAGGCGGACATAGGGGATACAATCCGGATTGCTGATAATCGATACCAAGAGAAGCTGTATCTGTCGGCGCGGGTGCAGGAAGTACAGAACCATTATACGGTAAATGGAGAAGATACAGGGAAGCTGGCTAATTATTTACTGATGGAGTCTAAGAGGACACAGGATGTCGAAGATATGTTGAAAGAACTACAAGGAAAAGTTGTATCGATTGATCATGCCGAGATATCGTATCAAATTGGAGAATCTGGGACAGAACCACCGGATGGAGAATGGAGTAGTGAACCAGTAGATGCAGAAGCAGGAAAGTATTTGTGGACCCGAACAATCACTTATTATACCAATTCCAGTAGGAATACGGCTTATTCCATTGCAAAGAGTGGATTGAACGGAGAAAAAGGAGAGAGCGGAGATAAAGGGGATAAAGGTGATACTGGACCTGCTGGTAAAGGAATCAGTTCTACTGAAGTGACGTATCAGGCAAGCACATCCGGCACATCCATACATACGGGTACATGGGTTACATCAATACCGTCAGTTGCAGCAGGATCATATCTGTGGACTAGGACCATTATCACATATACAGATAAAACTTCCACTACTTCTTATGCTGTTGGTAAGATGGGTAACACAGGAGCGGCAGGGAAAGGCATTAAATCTACATCCATCACTTATCAAGCTCACTCAAATGGTACGACAGCTCCTACAGGCACATGGACAGACTTAGTACCAACCACATCTGCTGAGAAACCGTATTTGTGGTCCAGAACAATCCTGACCTACACTGATAACACCACGTCTACCACCTATTCAGTAGGATCCACACCAGATGGAGTACTGGAGGAAATACGAAAAGTTCTCAGATATGACAATACCAAAATTGTTCTGGGACAAGACGGTGAACCGACCAGTCTTGAATTAACTAATGAAGGTCTTACTGTTAAGAGTGACTCGGAAAATATTATTTCTGTAACAGGTGAAAATCGTGAGGTAACTTCTGGCTATAATCCGAGCGGTGCTACTTTCACAAGACGATACGGTAAGATAGTCAATGCTGATGGAACCATTATATCTTGTGGAAATACTGTTGCTGAAAATGATTACGAAATAGCTGAAATGGTTCAATATACAGGCGCAGATCCGTTACTATCTGGACGCGAAGCTGGTATTGACATTACTGTGAAAATAGCTGGCGCTTATAGTGGAACAAATGAAACAGCAACTAGTAAAGCTAGGATTAGTATGCATACTATACAAAATAGTAGAGCTTCGATAGCCTCTGAAATAAGCAGTTATGCTGACCGGATACATTTTAGTGGTAAAGAAATAAATTTTTATCCAACAGTAAGCTTTGGTATTAATGGAGAATCAATAGGGTTCAAAGGTAAAGGTATTGGACTTTATCCAACGGAAGAACTTGAATTAGGCATTCCAGTTGTAACTGGTAATTGTAATACACTGACCAAAAGTTGTACTTGGTATCTCGGAAATGGCAGCACTAATCGACCGTTAGATCAGAACGGTTGGCTGATATCACGATCTTATTCAACCGATTATTGTCATCAAACATATATCACTAACACCGGAGGCATTTATCGACGAATGATGCGAGCTGGCAAGTGGGGCATATGGCAAGGTGGATACGCAAACGTTAAGAAATTATGGAGTGGCACTCTTTCAAAAGGTGGAAGTGTTACTGTTGCTAATTTGAGTCTGTTTGACACATTCATTCTTGGAACATCCAGTGGTACCGCGATGCTAATAGGAACAAGATATTACGATCAATACCAAAACAGAGGCACAACAGTTCTTTTTACAGCAGGGCATGATGACGGAACTACTAGCTATTTGTATAAAGCGACTACGAGTATGAGCGGAACGACTTTCAAATTAACGTCGTGCTCAGTTCATACGTTGGATCCCACCGGATGTGGTGGACACGCAGCTACGGTTAAATCGTTATATGGGGTGATGTGATGTTTGTACAATTGAATGAAGAGAATAGAATTATCGGAACTGCCGATGAAAATTGCTTTCCAGAAGACACAATAGTAATTGAGTTTAATTTTCCGGAAGATTTTGATTTTGATAATCAATACGAATTCGAGATCGTTGATGGTAAACTGGTTGCATCTGAAAGTGAGGATGCAAAACGTTATCGTGAAGAGGCAGAACAGTTAGAAAAACGAGAAGAGTTCCTATCGACTGCACCAGATACTTTATCTGATCAGGACGATGCAGTTTGTGCTCTGTATGAAGAGAATCTGGCTATTAAGGAAACAGCGGCTGAACAGGATGATGCAATTTGCTACTTATACGAGCAGCTTTTGAAAGAGGGTGAGACCAATGGCAATTAAAGCGATCATCAATGCATATGTAAGAAGAATCAAGCGTGGTACAATCACTATTAACGATGTGCCGGAAGAGATCCGAGAAGAAGTAAGGGCAATAATAGAAGGAAAATAAAAGGAAAAAGCGAATGGAAATCAAGACCGAATAGGTCTTATTTTTGTGAGAAAATAGGAAAGGAAGATTAGAATGATGAATCAGATTATTACATTACTTTCGGCGGATTCTTTTGTAAGAATCTTGCTGGTTGCGGTAGCTTTGGATACTATTTTAGGTGTTTTACGTGCAATTAAAGAGCACAAATTTAATTCCAGTGTCGGGATTGATGGGGCAATCCGGAAAACAGCGATGCTGACATCGACTGGCCTGCTTATGGCGATCGATGTGATCATGCATATAAATGTGCTGTTTATGGTTCCGGAAACATATATTAAGGTTCTTGGCATCAGCAAGCTTGGAATCTGTGAGTTTTTTTGTCTACTATTTATATTGTATGAGCTGGTGAGCATTTTAAAGAATATGACATTATGTGGTCTGCCGGTTCCATCAGGCGTGAAGAAATGGATCCAGAAATTTTTGGAAGATATGACAGAGGAACTACCAGAAGATGCTGTTAAAAACATTGAGATCAAAACAGAACCGAGAACTGAGGGCGAGTAAAACCGTCCTCTTGAAAGGAGAGATACTATGGCACATTTATATGTTATAGCCGGTCATGGTGCCGGTGATTGCGGAGCAGTAGGATATGGATATACGGAGGCAGAGCGTGTACGTGCGCTCGCTTCCAGATTATCAACTCTTGGAGGCGGAAACGTCACGATCGCTGACATGAACCGGAACTGGTATGCCGATAATGGTATTATGAGCCTTAATATTCCGAAAGATTGGCAGATTCTGGAATTACACATGGACAGCAATGTTCCGTCTGTAAAAGGTGGTCATGTAATTATTGAGGAGGGCTATAGTCCAGACAAATACGACACGGCACTGGCTAACTTTATCAGTTCATTCTTTCCAGGACGTGCCGAAAAAATCAAACCGAGAGATGACCTTGCAAATCCGTGGAGAGCAGCACAGAGGGGCTACAGCTACAGACTACTGGAAAATGGCTTCATTACCAATTCTGGCGATCTGAACAAATTCAACGGTCAGATGGATGATCTGGCAAGAGGTATCCTTAATGCATTCGGCATCGCTACGGCATCTCCGGCAAAAGAGGATTCTGACGGTAAGGTAACATCTGGTGGAACATCTCAGGACTCCGTACAGCATTACGGTAAGGTATCTTACCAGTCACATATCCGTGACATCGGCTGGGCGTGCTGGCAGTCTGATGGTCGTATGTCAGGAACGACAGGACAGAACCGGAGAATCGAAGCGTTCCGACTTATTCCTGTCGGAGAAACAGACGTAGCAGTGCATATCAAGGATGTAGGCGATAAGGAATACAAGAATATCTCCAAAGGCACAATCCTTGGCACCACAGGACAGAACAAGCGTATCGAAGCAATCAAGATTGCCGGCAAGGATACGCCGTACATCTACAGAGTCCACCAGAAAAACATCGGGTGGACAGATTGGACATTCAACGGAAATTGGGCTGGAACAAAAGGAAAAGGGTTGCAAATTGAAGCGATTGAGATTATGGCTGCTAAATTCCTTGTCAATCCACACGTCCAGAACAGAGGCTGGTTAGGAGAGAGAGCTTGCGAGAATATCATTGGCATCACGGGCCACAATCTCAGACTGGAAGCTTTTAAAATCAATCCGCTGAACATCGAAATCAAGGCAAAAGCGCATATTGAAGGTATCGGCTGGAAAGATTATGGCATGGTCACAAAAGACACGGTAATCGGCACCACTGGACAGAATAAGCGTATCGAGTGCTTGTGCTTTGACGGAGATTTTGAGTATCGAGTGCACGTAAAAAATTCCGGTTGGACAGACTGGACGAAAGCTGACGGTGTATCTACACTAGGTACAGTCGGACAGGCATTGCAGATTGAGGCGATTCAGTTTAGATAG